CTCAATTGGGTGCGGTGACGGCTGCTGCTGACGCACTGGTTGCGCAAGCGGATAAGGCGGTCCGAGCCAAGGCGGATATCCATTCCCCATCCAAGTTGTTCGGTGAGCTGGGTAAATTCATGTCTCTAGGTGCTGCCCAGGGGATCACGGATAACCTGGCACCGGTGGCGGCGGCTGGGAGTGCTCTTTCTACCGCGGCATACACGGGTGCGAATAGTGGCGGCGTCGGTGTGGGTGGTCCCAGCAGTAACGGGCCATCATACGCGCCGTCTGGCCTGGGACTGGCTGGTAATAGTAGTACCACGAATAACAATCAATCGGATAGCCGGCAAGTGACAGTTGCTCCAGGGGCCATTGTGGTCAATGCAGCGACAGCACAAGATGGCGAGTCGATTGTGCGGACGATAGAGAATTATCTGCGCGGCCGAGCTGATGCCGGTCTGTCGAGTTAGGAGGTGAGTTGATTGGATCATGTCGGTATTTATCTGACCAACGGAAGTAACAAGACCATCGAACTGCCGGTCACACCGGCGGAGTTGATGGTCAAAGGCGAGGTCGATGGCGATACATCTACCGTATTGGGTCTCGGCGAAATCAAGCGATATACAACACGCAAGCTGATTCCGCTCTCAATTGAATCAACACTGCCACTTACGTCCGACGCTCACTGGGTGACAGCTCAGAATCCGTTGCCTGACGCCCAGTCCTATATCGATTGGCTGACCGCTGCACGGGATGCAGACAAGCCGGTGCGGTTTGTCCTTTCCGGGACGAAGATCAATGTGCTCACCAAGATTGACAGTTTCAAGTATGGGTTCAAATCGGGCAACTCAGTTGAATACCAGTACACCCTGGCCTTGACCGAATGGCGTGAGTACAAGGCCAAACGGATGACTGTTAAGACGGCACCATCCGGTAAAAAGATCGCAGTTAAGAAGGGAACGGCCCGTGCCGCCCCGGCTAAAAAGCTGGGCATTGGCTCGAAAGTGGTGGCCAATGGCCAGCTGTTCCGGGATTCGTACGGTGGCGGGCCAGGCATGAAAGAGCACAACGTGCAATTGAAGATTACTCTTGTGGCACCAGGACGAGCACGGCCATATCACGTGGCCACGCTTGGCGGATTGCCGCAAGGTTGGGTTTCGGCATCAAGCTTGAAAGGGGTGTGATCAATGGATAAAGCGACAACGTTTCAAATCAGCCGCCGGGGCAATCCTGAACGCTGGAATGTGTTGCCAATCTTGAAGGCCACGCCTCAGCTTGAAGTGGACACCGGCTTTGCCGCTGGATCCCTGACGTTCGACTTGATTGAAGTGCAGGACTGGTTCACGCCACAGAATGGTGATGAGGTCAGGTTCTCCTGGAACGGTGTCAAAGTATTCTTCGGTCACATTTTCAAAGTCTCATACACCGGCGATGAGGTATTTTCTTGCACCGCTTACGACAATATGCGATATCTGAAAAATCAGGACAGTATCATTTGGCCTGCTGGGACTGCCAGCCAACGTTTTGAAACTATGTGCAAGGCAGCAGGGATTCCGTATCGAGTGGTGACGGGATCCAGTTACAAGCTGCCAGCCAAAGTGTCCGATGGGGAGACCTATTTCGACATGATCAAGGCCGACCTGGACGATACGGCCACGGCAACGAGCAAACGATATTTTCTCCGCGACAATGACGGCACGGTTGAGTTCCTAGCCATGCCGTCTGCTAAGAGCAACATTGTTATCGGCGACAAGTCGTTGTTGACGGACTGGAAGTATGACACCAGCATTGATGACGCGGCGAATGTCGTGAAAGTGGTCAAGAAGTCAAAGAAGGATGAGGGCAAGACCACCGCTACCGCCAGCGACAGCTCCAGTGGCGATGATCCTGCCAATACAACACTGACCACACAATCGGCATCCGGATCCACGGTCAGCAAATGGGGTAAGCTGCAAGTCGTCGAGAAAGTCAATGACGACAAGATGAATGCAGCAGCCATGCAGCAGAAAGCCAAGGATATCCTGCGGACCAAGAACAAGGAAGAACGTACGCTGCGACTGACCGCGCTCGGCACGACTGAGCTGCGGGCTGGGGACAGCTGCTATCTGAAAGTGCAGAGCCTGACAGATATTGGCATTGGCCCACGTCAAGTCAACATCACCAAGCTCACGCACAAGTTTGACCCGAAGAATTGGACCATGGATCTGGAGGTGAGCATCTGATGGCCGGTGAATGGATACTTGATCAAATGCATTCGCGGGGCGGCAAGCCTAACGAATACGCTGATCTGGTCTTTGGCAAAGTCGTCAGTACCTCGCCGCTGAAGGTCCAGCTCAGCAACTCAATGATCCTGACGGACAACTTTTTGACGCTCGGTCTGCATGTGACCAAACACAAAGTCAAGGTCAAATACAAGGACCGGACGGACACTAGTGACAATGATCGGACCGAAGAGGTCGAGGTTGATGAGTCATTGAAGACCGGCGACGGTGTTGTGATGATTCGTTCTGACGGTGGTCAGTCGTTCTTCGTGCTTGAAAAGACGGAAGGTGATGAGTGATGGATAACCAAGGCGACGTGATTGAGGTCACTGCCCCCTCGCTCACCTACCGGGTAATCAATGGTCGAATAGTGGGCATGATTGACGGTCAGGATGCAGCACGCCAAGCGATTGAAAAGATATTGCGGACTGAGCGGTTTGCCTGGCCCATTTATGATGATCAGTATGGTAACGACCTGGCAGAGTTGCTGGGGAAAGAAATGCCATACGTCAAGGCAGAGGTGCGGCGAATGCTGGTGGAAGCCTTGAAGGCCGATGACCGAGTGAACGATGTCCGAGTTGACAAGATTGAGCAGACCGGCAGTGATGAGCTGTCGGTTTTTGCAACGGTCACAACGCAATTTGGACTGCTGAATATTGAAAGCGAGGTGACAACATGACGCCGCAGGAAATGGCCGACCAGTTGGCCAAATTGGATTATGACTATTGGAAGGACAAGGCACTCGAAAAGGTGCCGAGCAACATCGACAGCCGTCAAGGATCAATCATCTCCGATTCCTTGGCACCGTCTGCGTACAGCTTCGCCGAGGTGATCCTGTACATTCGGCAGTGGATTCTCGACAGCTATACGCAGACAGCAACCAACCAGTATCTGGACTACCGTGGCCAAGAGCGGGGACTAACCCGGATTGCGGCGTCCAATGCTGTTGTGACTGGTCGGTTCTTGGACCGGGACGGAAAACCGGCCACTGTAGAGGTTGGGGACCGTTTCGCCAGTATCGGGGCATCCCCGTTTTTCTACAGCGTCTCAAAAGTCAATGATGGCGGCACCGGTCAACTCACCTGTGAGACGACGGGTGACGCACCGAACCATTACATTGGGCAAATCTTGCCCATCACACCTAATGATGACGTAGCTGATGCGCAAATCATCGAGATCAGCGTACCAGCTCGAAATGTGGAGACTGACGACGAGTTCCGGAAACGGATCCTCGCCAACTACAATGTCAATGCTTATGGCGGCAACGTCGCCGATTATCAGGACATGGTGGCACAGTTACACACGGTTGGAGCTGTCCAAATTTATCCGACGTGGGCCGGTGGCGGCACGGTTAAGCTGGTCATCTTGGACAATGACTATTCGTTACCGAGTGATCAGCTGATTCATGACGTACAAGCGGCCATTGATCCGCAAGACATGCCCGGAGACGGCTACGGCTTAGCACCAATCGGGCACGCGGTCACCGTCATTGGGCCGACTGCCCGCAAGATTGATGTGGTGGTCACGGTCCAGACTGACGGCAGCGTCCAAGTTGACGAGGTGCGGACACAAATCAAGACGGCCATTGAGAGCTATTTTGACAGTGTGCGCCGGACGTGGGGCAATATGGATATTTCACATCGGTCATATACGCTGCGGATTCTACGGGCTCAAATTATCGCGGCCATACTCCGTATCCCCGGCATTATCAACGCCACGGACCTGACCATTGCTGGCGGCGATGTGGATATCAAGATGACGTCAACGGGCACACTGTCTGAGTTGCCAGTTGTTGGTGAGGTGACCGTCAATGGCTGAGTTGATTCGGCTGGAGAGCCTGCTGCCTGACTATTATGATGACGTGCTGGACATGCACGAGTTGATGAAAGCTGAGCAGCCACAGCTTGACGAGCTTTATGCCACCGTGATCCGTACTGGGCGAAATCAGTCCATTATGTTGGCGGACGTGGACGGCATTTCCGTTTACGAGGACATGCTCGGTATCACGCCGTTGACAGGTGCTGACCTGGAGACACGTCGTTATGATGTGCTGCTGCATTTGTTACCGCCCCGGCCGATCACCATTAAGTACCTGCGTGAGCTGCTCAAACTCATGGGATTTTCTGAGGCGACGGTACAAGTTGACGGGCCAACATTTCGCATCTTCGTTCTGACTGACTCACTGAGTAAGGCGCTCACGCAGCGTCTGTTCGGGATGCTCAATCAATACGTGCCGGTCAATCTGACGCTCTCGCACATGGTACAAACAGATCCGATGGGTGTTTACATCGGGCAATCAACACGGACCCGCAGCAGCGTAGTCGTGCCATGGGACAAGCAGTTCAAGCACTGGGCCAGCTGTGGATTGTACACAGCACAAGTGGCAACCAAGAGGGGTGTCCGATACATTGGCCCAGCGGCATTCAAACAATGAAAGGAGGCTGAACAATGGCAACAAATCGTAATACATTTACGACTGCAGGCTTAAAATTGACTGCTCAGGTCCAGGCGGGCCAGACCAAGATCATGTTTACCCGTGCCGTCGGTAGCGAGATTGACTTGCACGCGAAGACTGACGATGAACTGTTTGTCCTGCTGGGGAAGGATATCCCGGTGAATCAGGAGACGCAGGTCAGCGGCGCCAAGGTCGTTGATGACACGACGGTCCAGGTGGAAGCTGTCTTTGACCAATCGAAGACGGCCAAGGCGTTTACACTCAACACACTCGGGCTGTTTGCTAAGCCAGTGGACGACAAGACCCCCGGTGAGGAGATCCTATATTCCATCGTGACGTTTGAGGCTGGGCAATACGTTTATCCAGACAATGCTGGCTCGTCTCAGGCTTACTGGATTAGTTCGACGATTGGTGACACGGACAAGCTGGAGATCATCCTGCCAGAGGACGGCACATCGGGTTTAGGGCAGGCTGCACTGGATAAGCTGGAGGACCGGATCAAAGATACCTATGCCACCAAGGACGAATTGGGTAAGCCTGCCCGGTCCGTGACCATTAACGGCGGCGATAAGATTCTGCCAGCCACTGATGGCAATATCGCCATTGCTGTCCCGGCACCGGATATGAGTAAGTACACCACGACTGACGAACTGGTCGCCAAGTTTCTGACCAAGACGAGTGCTGCCGCAACGTATCTGACCATCGAAAACGGCAAGCAATACCGCACGGCTGATCAAGTCAGTGCCCAGATTGACACGGCGCTATCGGCTTATATCAAGCCGATAGCGCGGACAGCCTATGATAAGCTCAGTGCCACCGAGAAGCAGAATGGCATTTGGGCAATCGATGAGAAGGGGTGATCAAATGGCACTGATAATTGACGGAACAGCACGTGAAACCTTGTCAGTTGCTGGTCAAGAATTTTCGCTGATTGAACCTTTGGCAGCTGGGACATTGTTGTGGTCCGGGTCTCAAAGTAGCGGTTCGATTCAAATACCCGAAGCTGTAAAGCCCAATTGGAAAAACGTCAACGGTATTAAAATTGAATTGCTCAAGCACATCCCTGATCGTAATCGCCCCGACTTAATCGCGAATACGTACGTTGAAACTGATAAGCTCACTTTCAACCCGACCGCGCCTTTCAAGATCTCCCAAGCACAGCTGCAAAGTGGTCAGCCCATCACATTTAACGAAGTTACAAAAACCAATGGGTATGACTTCGTTTTCTATGCAAACGGGGCACGAGACGGTATGTTTACTACACATGGCTTGATTACAATCACTCCTGCGCAACATGAAATTTCGCTCTCCGTTAGGGACATTTCTTTGACTGAAATGGCTGGCACTGGAGGCAGTGGCACTTATGTGATCACTGTCGCTCGGATATCAGCACTTTGAGGAGGTTTAACGAATGGCATTAATCATAGATGGACAAGAAAGACGAACGATTTCCGTTAAAGGGACTGAATTCGTCCAGAAAGTCGGGGGGGGGGGTACTACTGAACATTCTTTCGGTTCCGGCTTATAATGTTAACTCAATTTCTACGATGCATTCGACATACAGTGCTATGTTGGCTAAGAAACCTGATGGCCCAGTTCAGATCTGGTTTCAAATTGTACCGTCGGCAATCCAGTCCCCCGCCGGCAATTCTATACGTAAATATCCATCGTCTGACAGCGGAGGTACGTATAAGGCGATCCCAATAGAAGCTACGTATGACCAACTTGTAAAAGGGTTGAGCATCACTGACTGGTCACAAATATTTGATATTCGTGAACCCTTAGAATACAAAGATCCCTCAACACCATTTGAACAGTTGAGACAATTGAGTTTCAACACAGCAAAGCTGAAACTGACCATTACCGTGAATGAAAACACGAATGTAATTGGTTTGACTGGTGGTTCGGATAATTTGTTTGCAGTTTCTGCCGGTTCGTACTATTCAGCGGTGTTAACAATGATTACAGAAAAGGTGTGATGAAGCTATGGCTTTAGTAATTGGCGGCGCCGAGAGACAGACTGTATCCCTTGGGGGAGTATAGTTCAAAAATCTGGGGGGGGGGGTGAAGGCCCTCCTGTGGTCGGGTTCCATCTCACCTGTGAACAAATCAGGTACAGTCACAGTGGCTTCAAAATCAACTAACGCGGTGGGCTTCAACAATGCTTCCAGATTCACGAGACTTGGCTTTCAATGTGTGGTTACTGCGGCTTCTTTACAATCTGGATTCTTATACAATTGGGATACCTTTTCTGATGCGGATATGGTTGGAACGATTGGAGACAGTGTAAACGGCATAGGCTTGATTCGTACAGAGCCCTGCGAAGTTTCGGTTGATGACTTAAAAAAGCCAACACAAATAACCTTCAATGCTGAAATACGTTCAAACGTGACTTTGACTGCGGATGATACGTGGCAAACATTACCCGATATAACGAAGAGACAATTCACACTCGGTAATGTGCAGCTTCAAGGAAAGCACTTAATATTTACCAACTTGGCTCTAACCCCAAACTTCATTGACCTTGTAAAATATTCAATTTCACCAATTTTTGTTCTGAGTACAATTTATGGTGTTTTGTAAGGAGGAGAAAACAAAATGGACGAAGAAATGCAAAAAGTTTACCGGACCTTCAAGACGATTCAATCGGATGGGTCATTCTTTGCGACAATGTATTGGCCGAAAAGTTTGCCGGTCGAACATCCAAATACAATCGATCCCATCCCAGATGATCTTAAGGCAAAGCTCCCATATTATGATTGGGACCACCTTAAATGGATCGATGGATCAGCTGACCTAGTTAAACTGCAATTAAGCCAATTTGCCGCAGACCTAAAAGATACCGACGGCAAAGCGGTCACTGCAGGTACAACTGCCACAACTGCGAAACAGACGGCTGATAGCGCGAACTCACAGGCCGAACAGTTGCAGGCTGCGCTGCTGGAAATTTCTGACCTGGTATTGTCCAGCACAATCGCCAAGGACGACACCAATCCAGTTGAAGGGGGCACGAAGTAATGAATGCCATCAAGCAGCTCTATGCCAAGGCCATCACTGACGGCCAACGAACCATTGATTCCGTCCCGGAGCTGATTCGGGATGACGTTAAGAAATTAGTCGATGCAGCCGCTGCTGAAAAGTAGCGGCATTATGTTACTCAAAAATAGGAGGAACTTATCATGTTGAATTTCAAGTTTAGTGCCTTATCTGCCCTTTACGCTGCCAATGTTTTGGACGGTGGCCGTAAAATTGAAGAAGTCCCCGAAGTAATCCGGCCCCAGGTCCAAAAGATTCTTGACACAGAAAAAAACGACGACGCTGGCAAGCCGCAGGCGTAATCCTGTTGGTGGTTGCCAGCTTCCTGGCTGGACTTCTGGTGTGAGGAGGTGAGGACGGTGTGGAAGTTGGTGAAGACCAATCCGATGCATGTTGCCATTGGGCTGACGTTGATTGGAATTGGCGTCTTCTTGATTGGTCATGACCAGTATTTCCGCTGGCCACCTGGCAGTTGGGTACTGGGACCGGTGAATGATGACGTCACCGGATTTATCTATGCTGCTGTTGGTGTAGCGTTCTTGATTTGGGTGCTGCGAGGCGGTAAATCCGTGGGCTGGAATCGGGCACTGATCATGACCGCAACATTCATGTTCGGTGTGTTGTCGGTTTATCAATTCTTCCACTGGGTTGGGCTGGGTTGGGACTCGATGCCGTGGATTAGTAACGCACTCAATACTGCTTTCGTGATCTATCTGGCTCGCAAAAGCGATACGGAAGACCATGGGGGTGGGAAGGATTGACAGATTTAATGAAGTCGTTGGCTCAAATCTTACAAGTCCTTGTGCCTGTGGCGCTGGCTTACATCGCCTACCTCCAATTTGCCAAGAAGAGCAAACGCGACGAAACCAACGATCTCATTGACGGATACAAGCAGCAGATTGAGAGCCTGAAAGAACAGAATGCTGATATATACCAAAAATATCAAGGGTCTGAGGCGAAGAACACAACACTGACGAATGAGAATTACGAATTGAGAAAAGAAAACTATGAACTGCGCGGGCAGTTGATAAGAGGGAGTACAAACGATGAGTGAAATGACTGCTAAAAACAACGAGGGAATGGCCAGCACACAAGTTATGCTGCGCGTAGCCGATATCCTTAATGGTCGTGGTGCCATCGATGACGTGGAACCGTATCTGCGTGATCAAGTGGCCCATGAGCTCGATATGTACAGCAACCAGCGCAAGAACACGGTCCAGATCGTGACTGATGGTAATGTGCCCGCAAAGGAGGAGACGACTGATGGATCAGCAACTGATCAATAATATTGTCCAGGTAATTGTGCTCGTCGTTGGTGCGGTGTTGGCCTGGTTTATGCGTAACAGCAACCAGATCAAGGAGGCGGCTAAGGACAATCAAGCTGCTCAGACGACGATTGACGTGATCAACAAGGTCGCGACGTATGTCGTGCACGAATTGCAAACCGGTAATCTGGACAACGCCCAGAAGCGCAAGGCTGCCATCGATGCCATTACGTCCACGCTGCACACTCTTGGCTTGAAGGACGTGTCCCGTGACGTGATTGCTGGTGCCGTTGAGTCTGCTGTCTCTGCCATGCACCTGGCCTGGGACAAAGAGACGGTGATCAAGACGGAACCAATCAACGTGACGGCAAAGCTCCCGGCACAGTCCTCCAATTCCCCAGCGAGCCAGCAACTGACCTACTATCCAGACAGCCAACTGGCGGTGGATGGTAATGGTGCCACTTATATGTTAACTCGTTTAGGCGATGCACTGACCAAGGAAACGGCGGCAAAACAAGAGGCAGGGGGCGGGCCAGTCAATGAGTAATCCGCAACAGTTCTTCGCGGCAATCAAACCTGGTGCCTTGCAGTCATGGGCCAAGGGTGTGCTGCCTTCGGTAACGGCTGCCCAGGCTGCCATCGAATCCAGCTGGGGTACGTCTCAACTGGCGCTGCCACCGAACAACAATCTGTTCGGGATCAAGGGCAGTTACAATGGCCAATCGGTGACGTTTGCCACCAAGGAGTATTACGGGTACTGGACTACCATTTACGCTCAGTTCCGCAAATACACCAACTGGAGCACGTCGGTCCTCGATCACGCCAACTTCTTTATCAACAACTCGCGTTACCATAACTTGCTAGGCGTCAAGGATTACAAGCAGTTTGCCCGCTTGGTCCAGCAGGATGGCTATGCTACTGCGCCCACTTACGCCAGTGCGATCATCTCGACAATTGAGGCAAACGGTTTGGCCCAGTGGGATCAAGAAGCATTTGGTCAGACTGGCTGGCCGCGACCAGCGATTGACGAGTCCATTGCTCAGGTGGTGTATCAGCCTGGATACGGCGTCAACACATTCCACGCTAATGGCCAATGGACGGGCCGGCGGCTGTTGCACGGCACACGCTGGAAGTCTCTTGGCGAGCGAGTGGTCAACGGCGAACCCATGCTGCTGGTCGGCAATGATGAATACCTGCCGCGTCGGTACACTAACCTGGATGACCGAGTGATCACTGTCAACTACACGGCTGGCTATGGCGTCAATGTCGTGGATGGAAATGGTAAGTTCTGGGGCCGTCGATTAAAGACAGGCACCCGCTGGAAGACGTTTGGCAAGAAAACAATCAACGGTAAGGCTTATTACGACCTAGGCGGCAACACCTGGATCCCCAAACAGTACACTCAGTTTGGACCTGGGAAACCTTGACCAAGTTAATAGTAAGAAACGCCCTTCGGCAGCCAATAATTGGTATTGCCGGAGGGCGCTTTTTTTGTGTCTTTTGGTCTTTCCATAATGCCATAAATCGGCACACAAACCCCGTGGTTGAGCGATTTGAAAAATGAGTAAAAACTCCACAAGCCCCGGGAGGGAGTCGAACCCCTTGTTAGACGTGCATTAGAGCCGCTTTGACTAACTTCGTACTAACAAGCCAGCTATGAAAGCAGACAACCATGCGGGTTATACAGATTATTGTACCCCGATCACCGGTATATTGAGGGAGAAACTTCGGTTTCTCCCTTTTTCTTACGCTTTCTAAACGCTGATGTGATACGATTTCGGCGTTTTAGAAACAGATAGAAACAGAGAGAATATTTCCAAGTGACTAACTCGTTGACTAACTGGCAGCAGAAATCGATATTCCGTTAGTCATTGAGTTAGTCAAATTACTCCCAACCCCTTGGCCCACAAAGGATACAGCCGACACAAAATTATTATTTCAGCACCTCCAGCATTTTCTGGATCTCCCGCTTCTCCAGCCTGTCCAGGATGTGTGTGTATGTCTTAGCCGTGATCCCGATGTTGTCATGACCCAGGCGCTTGGACACGTACTGGAGATCTACGCCAGACGCCAGCAGATACGAGGCGTGAGAGTGGCGCAGGCCATGGAATGTGAATCCATCCTTCTCAATCTGTAGGTGAGCCATTGCCCGCCGCAACTCCTTATTGACCCCGTTAGAAGTCGGTGGCGTGCCGTCTAAGCCTGCGAAGACCAGACTGTCAGGATTTACCTTGGCCCGCACCCGCTGTGCTAGGATGAGCTTATGGAGCGATTTGACGAGGATGGGGGAGACGTCGATAACGCGAGTGCTACTGGCTGTCTTGGTCGGCTTGAACGTGTTATCTGGCACCACGTAGTCATAGTTCTTGTTGATGTCCAGTGTTCCGGCTTTCTCGTCCACGTCGTCAAACGTCAGTCCTGCAATTTCCGAGAGTCGAGCGCCGGAATAAATTGCGGTTTGAATCATCATGAGCGACAGACGATCAGGACTGGCAAACTGATTGACGTAATCCCGCAGTCGCTCGAAATCGGCAGCCTCCAAGAATTTCAGCGAGTCCTTCTTGCCTTGCTTCCCGCCAATTGTTGGCCGGTTGGCAATGTCCCGTTTGAGATAGCCGTCATCATAAGCGGCACGAATGGCGGCATGAGCATGGACGTGCAGCTTCTCGACGCTCTCTTTGCTATGGCGGTGGCCGAACCCGTCGTCAGCGTACCAGTTCAAAAACTTCTGGTATTCAATACGGTTCAAGTCTTTTAGCTTCTTGTCCCGGAAATACTCCCGGATAGTGTTCCCACTGGTGACATATTTGAGTAATGTATTGGCCGACACAGCTGGTTTCTTGTACGTGGCCACCCACTGATCAAAATAATTGGCGATAGAGATGTCCTGTGGAATGGATCCCGTTTCCATTTCAGCGTCCTGAATCTGCTGGGCATCGAAAACGGATGCCTCTCGCCTGGTGGTAAAAGTGCGCGTACGGTATTTTCTTTTCCCGTTTTTGTCGTAATACGACGTTTGAGAAACCCATTTTCCGGTATCTCGTTTGAAAACTGACATGATGTTCAACCTCCTGTGTTATAATGAGTACACCAAGGGCGGCACTCATTGAGCGTCGTTCGTGCAGCGTCTACCCCGTCCAGCCACGGAATTGAGGGTAGGCGCTATTTTTTTACTTCAAATTCGATTGTGTCTTCGTGGTCAGCGCGCCATTGGTAAATGACAGACTGGCGAAACTAGTGATGTCCTTGTTGAGATAAACGGCAACCACAGTGGTCTGGCCGGCGACGTTGGTCTCGGTCAAGCCATTGGGTTCACCAATCTGCTTGTTGACGTCCTCATATTTCGCCCCAGCGTTGATTCCGTTGTACGTTGCAAGCGTGATATCCTTCGGCCGGTCAGCGTTAAGTTTTGAGATTGCTTTGCTTACAGCCTTATCACTGACAAAGGATACAGACATTGTGGCGCCTGCCAGGCCATCAATGTTGGTCCAGCCCATGACGTCGGACTTGATTCCATTGGTGGTCGTGGTCGATGACGTTGCCGGGGCACCGAACTTGGCTTTCAAGGCTTCCAGCGTATCGCCGCCTTCACCTTGTTTCATCAAATCACCGATCTTGATGGCGTCATAGCCGGCGCGGTCAACCTTAGCAGTCTCGGTCTTGGAAGATGAACTCTCCTTCGCGCTGCTGGACTTCTCCACCTTTTCCGTCTTGGATGATGACGACTTGCTGCTGCTCCCCGAATTGCTGCTGCCGCAGGCGGCCAGTACGAGCGTTGACGCCAGTAATGTGGCGGCTACTGCTAAGACTTTCTTCTTCATGATAATTCCTCCCTGTGGTAAAATTGACTTGTCCATCAAGGCCTACCACAGGGCCCAATCCCTCACTCGTTACAGCGGGTGAGGTTTTTTTATTTGCGAGACTCCCTTTGCTCGGTAATCCGTTTAATCGGCACAACGATGCGATAATTTAAGTCAATGATTTCTTGAACTGTAAAAGCCTGACTATCCGTAATGTCAAGCAAGGCAGAATTTGTGTACGTCTTGATCAGTTCTGCTTGGAAGTTCTTGACGATTCGGTGACCACATTGATAAAAGCGGACCATGACGGTTGCCATAAGACCACGCTCCTTTAGGTTGAGAAAATCATTACAACTTCATTCACATTGTTTGACTACGATGCTTATTCGTCGGCATCCAGGATTGACTCCTCGACGTTGTCCAGTACCTCGGCTTCCTCAATGGCAGTGGCCCACTTCTCGGCGCTATCAGTGCGGTGGAGTTTAAGCCCGGCCATGATCCGGTTGTACAGATCATCAATAAATGCGTCATAAGCCCGATCTGCGTCATGCTGCAGGACGGCTGCGTTGTGACGACGAGATGGAGCCAGCCCATCGTTGATTTCGTTAAGATGAGCCAGCTCGTGGCTCATGAACGCATTCTTGATGTGACTGTTCTCCTCGATGTATTGCCGCAATTCTTCTACATCCATTTTTATTCCTCCCTTCCAGCGTAATAGTCATCAATGATCTCCTCCACAACGCCAGCATAGTGAGACGGAACCGCCAAGGAATCCATAAATCGCTGATAATTAACGTCGTACGGCTCAACATCTTCATAGACGTGGGGAATGATCAGTTCTAGCCCACGACGGGTGGCGGCATTCTCCACTTTGGATGACGCAGCAAAACACGCCTGATATTCGTACTCATTATCACCGTCCAGGGCATGGCCAATTTCGTGGGCCAACTGCAAAGGAATCTGCTGCGGGATGTGCCAGTTAGTGTTAATTATGATGAGGTTGTTGGCTGGCAAATAAACCGGTATCCAGTGATCATCTTCCATCGGTTCCAACTTATAACCAATCCCATGATCCCAAGCGATACCGAGTAAGTAGTCCAGTAATTCTTTGTCCAATCGGCGTCCCTACTTTCCCCCGTCCAAGATTCGGCGGATCATTTCCATTTCCTCGGGTGGGATGGGTTTGCCGTCCCAAGCAACAACGGTGTGATCATCGTGCATGGTTGCCTTCAGGTCGATCTGTTTGATGGCAGTACCGTCATCATCTTCCCCGGTCAATTCCTTGTAGGTCACGCCGAGCACCCGAGCGACTGTCCGTAGAGTTGCTTCGTTTGGAGTGTGCTTTTTCCAGCCATAAATGGCATTATCGCTGAGGCCGGACCGTTTTGCGACCTGCGTCAAAGGCATTCCGCGGAGCTTGGCATATTTTTTAATCCGCTCAAACAGCGTCATATCAACGTTCCTCCCGTATCTGACGCCATTTAATTACGAAATTCGTAATTACGTGTTGACTATTTCCACGAAGTTCGTTATTATTTAGACATCAGCTAATCAAGCAAGCTAAATAAGCAAACAAGGTTCGTCCACTGAAACCGTTGAGGGACGGGCAATTGAGGAGCCTTGAAGGCCTTATTAACTATACTTTGATATTACGAAATTCGTAACTGATTGTCAATACCTTTATAAGGTGAAAGATTAAGCTGAAAAAGAAAGCGAGGAATGCAAGCCATGACAGTACAAGGCAAACGATTCAAAAAGAAACTCATCGACAAGGACATGACCCAGAAAGAGGTGGCGGAACATTTTGGATGGACACCTCAATATCTTCGGCAACTGATCATGGGGATGACCGCTGGTCCTGCTGCCGACGAAAATCTCCAGAAGGTAAAGGAATATTTGGGACTGTGAATGGAGGAATCGAAATGAATGAACAGCAAGGTCAAGACTTCAATTCTTTGGCAATCAAAAACGGCCATATCTACGTGAATGATGTGGAAATCAAATGTGTGGAAGACATTGATCTCCATATTCACGGTGATGGGCCGTCCAAGATTACGATGACTTTCCTAGCAGCTAGTCAAGGCCAAGAGATTTATTTATCACCGATGAAATAACTGAGCTTGCGATCGTGATCAAAGCCTTCATCGACGTTGAACCAACCTTGGAAGCAACTTCCTTTGTTTTTTTCCAGTTGGTCTCACTGCGGATATCGGCCAAAAAATCGTGTCCTTCTGGGGACAAGTCTTTGATTAAAAAGCCGCCACCGATGAAAGCTTTGAATCCAATGACCAATCCTGCGTCAGAGACTTCGCGAATATGGTATAGAAGCTTTTCCGTACCGTATTTCACGTCTAACCCATCTTCGTGGAAGGCCTGAGGATCAACACCTTTGTGATAGGTGGAATGGCTTTCCACCGTCAGTAGGACATCACGAACACAATCAGGATCCAATTTCATTACATTATCACCTCCTGAAAGCATTATCTCACGAGTGATCAGAAAGAAGGAAATGAAAATGAACGATTTAACACCGATTGAGAATCAAGGCCAGCGGGTGCTGACTACAGACCAATTAGCTGAGCTGTATGGGACTAATGCAAAACGAATTAATGACAATTTCAAGTCAAACGAGAACAAGTTCACCGAAGAGGTTCATTACTTCAAGCTCGAAGGACAAGAGCTAGCGGACTTCAAGAACTTACCCGGAATTTCAGGGTTAGTTGGTAAGAACGCACGTCAACTTATGCTCTGGACCCGTCGCGGTGCGGCCCGTCACTCAAAAATGTTGGGGACAGATAAAGCCTGGGACGTGTTTGATAGCTTGGAAGAGAATTACTTCAATCCGCAGGCTCAGCTTCCTCAGACCCCCGAAGAGAAGTTAGCCCTGACCATGGAGGTCACTCACCGGGCAGTGGAGAACATCACCAAGCTGGACACCCGCGTTACTGATTTGGAGCAGAACGTGTCCGTGGCTCCGGGCGAGTATAACTACATCAGCCGTCAGGTCAACAAGGCGGTCAGCCAATACTTCGCTGTCCACCACATGAAGCTGGATAACAAGCAGCGGGCACTGTTCTACCGAGACATCAATCGAGGCTTGAACGAATACATTGGGATCAAGACACGGACGCAGCTGCGGAAGAAGGACTTCGATAAAGCCGATGAATTCATTGCCAACTGGCAGCCATCCACGGCAACGCTCATGAAGACCCGGGAAGTGTCACTGTTCGATGAGCAGGAAACGGAGTGATCAGAATGAGCAAGCGAACACAAAAATATCTCACTCCGGACGAGTACGAACGTCGGATTGAGATTGGTGGGTACGTTGTGTCGGGTATTGCCCTGGTCGTCGCAATCCTTGTTTACTTTTTCAAATAAGCAAGAATGCTGATGATAAGCGCAAGGATGGAAATAAGCCAAGGAACTAGGGACAGAGTTGTCATCATCAGGTGATATTTACCTTAGACAGTTATCCGCATGTACTCGGTGGGTACGGATTTGGTAACTGAGGAGCCCGTCGGTTTGAAATGTCGATATTCTCGCCTAGCCAATTGATTGGCTTTAATGAAATCCAAGTGCCGATACTTCAGGGACACTTTGGCCCTTCCAAACAAGTTCATTCGCCACAGCAGAAAGGTTATAGATAACCAGATCAACTTCAACACCTCCCGAGAGCATTATCTCACGAGCAATCAGAAAGAAGGAAATCAGGATGAAAAACACAGTGAAGTTCCAATATTTTCCGCCACATGTCGGCATCGATGCCGTTCACGTCGTCAATGTGGACGGTGACAGCATTGGTGAATTGGGCCGGGCGGAAGATGGCACCTACTGGTTCCACGATTATTCAGAAGGTGAGGACTTCTATTTGTCACCTGAACTGAACACTTTGAGTGAAGCCCAGGACGCAGTGATCCAGCTACTGCGTCGGATCGGATATGTCGAGGAGGAATAAATCATGTACGGACAACGAAAAAAAGACCCGGTCGAGGAGCAGAACGACAGGATCATCAACGAATGGATTGTGCCAGCGTTTGTGGCCTTCCTCATGTCCGCCTTGGTGTACTGGGCGCTATCCAAATAGCCAGTGAAGAAGAAGCGACGTCGCCAGGCTGACGATGACTGGAACCAGTATGGATTTGTAGATGAACTGGCGAACCCGGTCGGCCGACAAGACAAAATACTTGGATCCAGCGTCCGTTGGACTGAGTGAAGCATAGTAGTCCGTCTTGGACTTGTCGTACTTGAGCAACCCAATAGACGCCAAGTATCTGGCATGGTCTTCAACCACCAAGTGAGAAACATTCAGCCGTGTTGCGACGACGTCGCTGGGCACAATCTGGCCAGGCAAAGCAACTTGATTGAGAGCCTTCAACACCTTGCGAGCCGCGCGATACGTCGGGAATTCATCGGACATGGTAATCGCCTCCTGCCGATATTATCCCATAGACAACCAGAAAGAAGGAATAGAAATGGAACTCGATGAACGAAAGATTACTGTCCGTCAGGACCAACTTGAAAAGATTTATCGACTCGCCGAGCAGATTACTGTCCTGTACGATGATGCTCCGGCTTATTCACTGGGGTACGCTCAGGCCACTGCAAGCCACATTCAGTCAATTATTCGGAGTGCGTCACACAACAAAGTAGGTGGAATCGAGAAGGAAGGTGACAATGATGAATAGGCTGACTGCTCAAGTGATGCCCACAAACTTGGAAGACCTACGGGAATTATTGCTGCTCGCATCTGAGCAGGTGAAGCAGCTCCAAACCACATTGAATCAGATTGCTGGTTTCCAAGTCCAGATGGATGCTCCATCAGATAAGGACCAGGGCGAGAAAATTGCCAAAAAGATTGACGAATATCTCAAGGGCCGTGCGAATAAATCACTGAAAGAAGGTGACAAACATGCCGGCTACTAAATTACAACGACGTTTCGAGCAACCACCGGAGAGTGTGCGCCCTGATCTCTGGGGCGTCACCTGGACACTCCAGCAGTTCTCGGATGTGGTGGGCCGGGACTCTGGCTGGCTCGTGGAGCATGTGCTCAAGCCAAATGAGTTTGATCTCAGCACTGACCGTGATGGGCCTGTCCGATACAGTACGGGGAAAGGTAGCCCGTGGAAAATCAAGGCTCGGCCGATGGCCTATTGGATCGAACAGAACTGGGACCGAATCCAGGGAAGCGGATGGAACTAGAAAGGATGATCAGAATGGACAACGATGAAAAGCACTTAGCCACACTGATGAATTGGCGTAACCGGATCACGCTGCTGCGGATCCTGGCCGGCCCGTCAGATGAGATTGACGATTTACTGCGGATTGCCAACAAGAAGATCCGTCAGCTGACTCGCCAGCACAAGGAAGCCCATTTGCTGGATGCATGGGCATAGGAGGAATTGAAATGCGACCACAATTTATTATCAACAGCACCGGTACCGACGTGTATCAACACGTGTTGGAACTCCGCGAACTGAAGGTTAAAGCGTTGACCTATAAAGCATTGTACCGGGAGAATCCAAACGTCATGGAATCATTAGCTTCGGACATCCTGCTTCTTGAGGACATTCTGAGCTGGGTAGAAGGCAAAGAAAAAGCCGCAGACGCGGGCACGTCAGACGGCAATGAGAAAGGAAATTAACCTCATGACTAATGTAAACCAAAACACGCCAAGTGTCACGGACTTCGGCGTTGACTACAAGCCGGCAACCTTGGGCATCCGTAATTACGACGCACTGCTAGAGCAGACCCAGGCCGTTGCCGATAAGTATCAGCACTTGGTGATCACAGAGACAACACTGCCAGAAGCCAAACGGTCACGGGCCGAGCTGCGGAAATTCCGTACTGCCATTGATGACAAACGCAAAGAGGTCCGGCGGGAATTTACCAAACCATACAACGATTTTAAGGACCGAGTGGATGGCTTGACCGCCATCATTGACTTGGCCATTGCTCCAATTGATCAGGGTGTCAAAGATTTAGAAGAACGGCAGCGGCAAGAGCGTGCCGAGGCAGTGCGCCAGGAAATCAAGACCATCACAGAATCCCGTGGCTTGGCACCGGAAGATATCCAATACGATCAGCGCTGGGAGAACAAATCATTATCCAGTATCGAGCGCACCCGTCAAATTGCGGCCGCAGCCGATTTCGTGAAATCCCAGAAAGAGAAGCATGAGGCTGACCGAAAAGCAATTGCTCATTACGCCAAGGCATTGGATGTTGATGCTGGCGGCTGGCTTGGGATGGTTGACCAAGGCGTTGAGATGACCGACGTCATGGCTCGGATGGACAACTATGCTGAGCAGCAGAAGCAGGAAACAGCGGCTGAGAAGCAACGTCAGGAAGCACAGGCAGCCATCGATGCTCTCCACCAGCAGAAGGTCGGTGACCAGTTGGTGGATACCGAAACCGGCGAAGTCGTGGATGCCGCACCCGAGAAGTACAGCTACGTTATCGAAGTCTCTGCCACGCCGGACGAAATGGACGCGCTCCAAACCTACATGACTGCGAACGGTCTGTCCTGGGCGGTGAAGTAATGTCGCTGATGGAAATGGATCGCATGACTGATGACGAGATTCGGCGGTATCTGGGACGGATGGACGAGGAGGAAGATGCACGATGAAAATTCAGAAGGCCGAACGGGCCAAGATTAAAGTGCCAATTATGCTGATGGGCGCCAGCGGCTCAGGCAAGACGCTCAGTTCACTGCTCATCGCTAAGGGCATTGTCGAGGCGATGCTCCCCAAAGCAACCGATGAAGAGCACTGGGCCAAAATCGGCATGGTGGAGACTGAACACAATCGGTCAAGCCTGTATGTCAACACGGAACATGACGGCGTGACGATCGGCAATTTCTTGCAGGTTGAATTGAAACCGCCATTCACCGTCCAGAGCTACGCCGAGGCGTTTGATATGTTGAAGCAGGCCGGTGTGGAAGTGATCATCATTGACTCGCTCACCAGCGCGTGGAGCGGTGAAGGCGGACTGATTGACAAAGTGAACGAGCTTGGCGGGGCGTTCAGCGACTGGAAGAAGGTCGGCCCAGACCAGCAGCAGTTGTTGCGCTTGCTGTCTGATACCGATGTCCATGTTATCGCGACGTCCCGCAGTAAGCAGGGCATCGAAGTCACTCGGAATGACGTGGGCAAGGTCCAAGTTGAGAAGGTCGGCCTGAAACCGGACTTGAAGGACGGGCTGGAATACGAGTTCACGATCACGTTCCAACTGTACCAGGACCACACAGCGCAAGCGATGAAAGACAATTCGTCCATTTTCACCGAACAGCGTCCGCTGAATCGGGAGACCGGCCACAAGATTTATGCCTGGGCTGAGGAGGGCGTTGACCTGGTGGCCCAGGAGAGGGAGCGCAAGCGGAAGGCGTTGATTGCCATCGAGACGCTTGCCAAGGATGACGCAGCAGCGAAGAGCCTTGAAATGTTGAAGAAGCGACTTGGCAAGGATAGTTTCGCCGACTGGACTCTGGAGGAGTTGGCTAAGGGATACAAGTACGCCGAGGCAAAAGCCAAGAAGGAAAAGACCAAGACCACTGAGAAAAAAGCAGCAGCCACGAAGCAACCAACCAAGAAGGAGAGTGCTGAAAAATGAGTTTTAAATTTGATGAAAACAATGCCGGCAATTCGATCATCACCAAGGCAGGCGAATACGAGGTTTACCCCAACGCTTACGTGTACACGATGACGAAATCAACCAACCGGCCCATGGTCACGATGAATTACAAGGTTCGTGATGACGTTGACCAGGAAGGTGCCGGTTCTGAAATCCGGTTTGATAACTTCGTGGCCAGTGAGAAATCAGACTGGCGCTTCAATGCCCTAACTAAAGCCACCGGTGCATTCGAGAATGATCATGAGTTTGGTAATCCACAAGGCTGGGCCGAAGAAATGCTGGGCAAGCCGGTCCGGGTGCGGGTCAAGATTGACAACAAAGATGGCAAAGAGTTCCCCGCCATTACCAGTTTCAAGCCATCCCAGGCGCCCATGACCGAGGAACCAGAAATCAAACAGCATGACACCAGCTCCCCCGCTACTTCAAGCAAACCAGCAGCCAGCACTGTCAAGGACCCATTTGCGGACGGTGGTGAGTCAATCAATATCAGCGATGATGATCTCCCATTCTAGGCGGTGATTAGATGGCAGACGGAGGTTGGATTAAAATCTATCGTTCCCTCCGCACACATTGGCTCTGGGAGAACGGGAATGAGAAGTATGCAAAGTGGTGGATCGACATATTGATGATGGTGAACCACAAGCCACGTAAAGTTCTGGTTAACGGGCAACTCATAACTATCGGTGTCGGGGAACGTTTAACGAGCCTTCGGAAGCTGGCAGCCCAATGGAACGCCAACACAAAGACGGTTTCCAATTTTCTCACTCTGTTGGCAAATGACGAAATGATTGAGCTGAAAAAGTCACGAACGACTGGGACCACCATAAAAGTCTGCCACTACGCCGATTATCAGAGTTTTTCTGATGAAAATGAAACACCAAACGACACAGCAAATACTACACACAGTGCTACACACACTGGACATAAACAAGAACCTAAGAATGACAAGAAGAAAACACCATCATCTGATGTCTTGCTTGATCGCTTTAATGCACTTTGGAAATTGTATCCCAAGAAATTGGGTAAGCAGAATTCTTTCAAGGCGTATAAGAAGGCAATCAAGGACGGAGCAACTGATGATCAGATCAAGACTGGTATTGAAGCTTATGTCAAGTATCTGACCAAGGAACAGACTGATCCTCAATACATCAAACAAGGCAGTTCGTTCTTCAATCAGCATTCTTGGGAAGACGATTGGTCAGGCGGTGGGGTTGCTCCTGAACCACAAGGACCCAAGCCCATAGACAAGGCCGCCGCGCTCCTCCGCGAAATTGAAGGCGAAATGGCACTCCATCCGACTGTATCCCGGCAAGAAGCGGCTGAGATCACAGCCAAGACTTTCACGGACAATGGGCGACCTGCGACCGCTGATAAGATTCTTGCATTCCTGGACAAGTATGAAAGAAAGAAGGATGAGAATGAACAGCAGTGAAAACTGGCTGATCGGTCAATTGGCAACCAAGCCGAGACTGATCCACAGCATCCCAGTCAAACCAGAATGGTTTGGTGATCCATCTGTCCGCGAATTGGTGCGGCTGATGGTCAAGCTTGACGGCGATTGGATCGGCGAAATGGATCTAGCACAGAAGTTTGAGCGAGAGAACAAGTCTGCTTCTAAAAATATTGACTGGCGCCCGATCGACGAAAGCCAACTGTTCCGCTATCCACTTAGCTCCGTGGTGCGGACTTTGCAAAAACAATATGCCACGACTATGGCCCAAAAGGCGGCGGCGGACTTTGCCCGAAACCCCGATAAAGATAATGCAGCCAATTTGCTCAAAGCATTTGAAGAGATGGGCAAGGATGGCAACGCAATCAAAGGTGATCAATTATCCCAGTTGATGCACGACTACGTGGCCGAAATGGGCAAGCCCCACAGCACAGATGGGATGATCAAGACCATGCCCAAGGTTAACGAGTTACTAGGCGGCGGCCTGTCTGGCGGTCAGTTGATTATCGTTGGAGCACGCCCAAGCACAGGCAAATCAGCTTTTGTCATTAACATGATGGACGGCATCCAGCGGAATAGCGCAGAAATGGTGATTGACCTGTATTCGTTGGAGATGACCAACAAAGAGACCCGCAACCGATTCATCTCACTCACTTCACGGGTGCCCATGCGAGTGATCAAGCGGAATATCCCAGACAGCGACCAGAAACAGAAGGTGACAGCAGCGGCCAAGGAGTTTGACGGATCGAACATCAAGATTGTGGAAGACGCCAAGCGGCTCGGACAGATCAGCCAGTCAATCCGAGCACGTGCAGCGTCCGCACAAAAGGGGCATTACGTTGCATTTATCGACTATTTGGGATTGATTGAGCCTGACCAGCCCACTGGCAATAGGTATCAGGATGTCACCCATATCACACGGGCGCTGAAAGTCCTAGCCAATGAGTTAGACGTGCCAATTGTGCTGCTTAGTCAGCTCAATCGGGAGAACGCACGTAATAATCGGGCACCAGAATTGTATGACCTGCGGGATAGTGGATCCATTGAGCAAGACGCAAATGTGGTCATCTTTCTATACCGGACTGATGACGAAGAAGACAGCAGCAAGCGTCAAGTCATGGTCAAGGTCGCGAAGAACCGTGATGGCGAACTGAAATCAATGCAGTTCGAGTTCTTGCCTGCCACGATGCTGTTCAAGGAGCCGTGATCATGATGACATTCGCGGAACTCATCAAGCAAATTGACCTGTGGCACTTTGATATCACGCTGTTTGTGATGGATCAGTTTGAAGAGATTGAGAAAACCCGCAGCGACTGCAAGCGAATCGAAGAGCTGCTTGCTGAATACGATCAGGAAGACCGGCAGTGGACGATCCTGCATACTCAGTTGATCAAGAAACAACGGTATCTCCGTGAAGCCTATTGGGTTGCTATTTCGACGGCGTTTGATGAAACTCGCTTTGCTCTTGATCACGACGGCAAGGGAACGTATGAAGCTACTGAGCCAACTTGGACAATGGCAGATGCATCACACTGTGCCGGTTTGCGGAACAAGTGGCTGCCGTATGTCAAGAAAGCGCGAGAAATTAACCAGAAGGAGAAGACCGATGAAAACATTCATAGCGATTGAGATCCGTGACTTTGATCAAGAAAAGACCGGCAACATTGACACAATGGTTGGTTATGCGTTGTACAAAGCTGGGGTCAAAGCAATTGTCCATCAGCAGCAACGGCTGCCGATTTATATACACCTGAAGGAGGGCGCTGATGATTAGCAAAATTGGTTTGGGCATTCTGATTCTTTGCGGAGTTGCTGCAATTCTCGGGTTCGAGGTTGCAATCATTCGAGAGTCAGTGAGAACTCGTGACAAGGTGATCATTGTTGAAACGATGGTGTTCACACTCATTTTGATTGGATTTGCTCTAGTGCTTATTGGAAAGGCGGTAGGAATGTAATGGATACAGCAGGACAAGAACAAAAGAAGAGTTTGATCATTTGGGTTCCGAATTACAACGGGTTTGAGACGCTAAAGTTCGAAGACGTTTCCGGATTTAATAACTGGGGCGAGTCGATACAGTTTCTGTACGCTGGGCAGTCAACGCATGAGCGGCGCTCCGCCAGATTCTATAGAAACAGAATGATTGGATTTGCATTAACCGCAACTTCGTAGGATAGCCATGACTGACCCGCAGCACCCAATTCCGAAGGGCAGGGAAAAGCCCAAACGGGCTAAGCCAGTGCGCAAGCCGAAGAGCGAGCGTCCGACGCCAAACATGCAGCCGTGGCTGGTGACTTATCAGCAACTGGAGAATGTCACTCATCGCGTCGTGCTGCCGGTCGGCGAAGAGCCGCATCTGGACGAGAATGGCTGGCTGCAAGTTGGCAACTCAGGAACCAATGGCAAACACATCGGCAACATTGCGATCAAGAAGAATGGAGCACCGTATTACAAGAAACCGAAAGGGGCCAAGTGAAATGACTGAACGAGCAGAAGTGAAGGTAGTACGGATTGGACTGGGTTACGTTGAAGGGATCCCAGTACCAGGGGATGAGGTCAATCTCTCCATAGATATCAAATCCGCCTATATCGATTGGGATGACGATTATCTTGCAGCAGAGGATGTTGCTGAACGGTTCGGCGGCGAGGTGGTTACGCTGCGGGAGGATACCCATGACTAAATACGTCGTGACAAATGGCAAGGGCGAATACCTCGGCCGTGATCCGCAGGATGATTTGGACTTTGGTGCGGATCGCAAACGCGCAAGGCAATTCGATGATTTTGATCGTGCTTACGGGATGGCGTTGCTGGGCAATATGAGTAATATCCTCGCGCATACGCCGGACTGGAAAACCCATCCATACCGAGTTGAGGAGGTTGAAAGCGATGAGTGAGTTTAATAATATGCAACGCCCGGAAGATTTGTTCAAGAGCTTCGCCGATAAAGTGGCATCCGGCGAGCTCGTACTGGAGTCCGCATTATGGGATGGATTACAACACTATACACGGGAAATGACTTTTTCATTTCATCAAGCGACCAAATATCTTGTGTTTGTCCCAAAAACGCGTCGTAATTTTGTTTATTCCAAGTCCCCCAACGGTCTGCAGCCGAAACATTGCGACGAGAATGTTGGGAGAAAGGAATCATTCAACCAGAAGGAAATTGAGCGTTATCGCTTGGAAGAATATGAACAGGAAGAGGTTGAGAGCGACGACCATGAATAATAAACCATGGGAAGATTCTGCGGCTTGGCGGTGGAGTGAGGTCAAGATGGCCTGGGCACATTTGCTTATCTCCATCGGCATATCTGGCCTTAGACAATTGCGTCAAGAGAAACAATGGCAGCAGGACGTGATCAAATCAGTTGGAGGTGATCGGCATGGCAGATGAATTTCTGCGTGGCGAAATCCACGGGAAGCTGCTTATAGCCGAAGAGTTGATTCAGCAGACCGCACGGGACGCTCACGTCACCGATAAGTTTACGCATGATTGTCTTACTATTTCGGACGTCGTGCATAATCTACGAAGCAGGGTAATAGACAGTGACGAATGGATGGAGGAAGAATGATGGATTCCGATAGATTTATCGAATTTTGCAAGGACGCGGTCCGTTCATGGACCATTAGTCATCTGGACAAGAGCGATGTTTGGCCCACGTTCGGCATATACGTGGTCTGGTCCTGCAAGATTCTTGGCAACAACAAGGCGCTGCTGAGCACGACGCTCACCGACGGCATGTACTTCGAGGTCACCTACAACGGGGACAAGAACGAGTATTACTTTGATGCTTACAAGAAATTTGCCAATCAGGTGTACGGAGGCCAAGGATAATGCTGATTAAATTGGACAGTGGCGATTACATCAACACAGATTTCGTTCGTGGGATCTTTGCCGATTCTCACTGGGATGGACATGAGCGCATTTTTTCAGGGGAATTTTCAGTGGACTACGGCGAACCTGATGGTGGGGAATTGATTATCTCTGCTGCGGACAAGGATCGCATAGTGGAATACATGGCCAAGTCATCAACGATCGAGGATTTGGTCGAAGCGGTTAAACACCTAGATGCTGACTTGGGATATTTAGCCGGGTAGGAGGTAGAAAATGGCGACGACACCACGGAATGAGCAAGAGACGATCATCAGTTATGATCGCGAGCTGGAAGAATGGCACTACTATTCTGACGTACCGAAACATAATCGTAAATATCGCGATTTGGTCCAGAACGCCACTATGACAATAGAAGAAAACGGGGACATCACCCGAATGGAGGGAACTATAAGCGGAAATGTTCTCATCATGAAACGACGGACGATGACAGACGCCCAGCGGAAAGAAGCAGCGGCTCGATTGAAACAGGCACGGGAGGCGAGAGCCAATGAGTAGTTCGCCCGAAATGCACAAGTGTTCGCCAACAGCCCTGAATAAGCGCGGCAACAAGTTTTTCGTCGATGGCCACACGTTCGATAGTGCCAAAGAGTACCAGTTCTACACTCACTTTGTCCGGGACTGCGGTCTGCCGTACGAGATTCACCCCCGATTTCAATTGCGACCGCTGACCGAGATTGAGGGCGGTAAAATATCCAGCATCATCTACACGCCAGACGTGATCATCAAAAACTGGGAGGGCGAGTGGCTGCACGTGATCGACGTGAAAAACAGCTTTGGAGCGTACGGCATCGATCAGGCCAACAAGTTGCGTTTTCGACTGTTCGCCATGCGGTATGGCCATCCGGTCGAGGCAGTAGTGGTCCGGACACACGATTTCAAAGTGATCACCCAGGGTGTCACTAAGCCGCTGAACGAGAAGCAGCCACTAATTACCCGTGATTTCAAATACCACTGGCGGGATGCGACAAATTATTGAGGGAGGTGAGTAATTGACGCCAGAACAAATTGTGTTCAAACGGGCGATGGAACGAGCAATCGAATCAAACGGCGGCGACGTATTCCGGGCCTGTATCTGGATGCAGTATCACCAGAGCCACTACGGCACTGAGCAAAAACGGGTGATCGTCCATTTGCACCCGGATCTAAAAAATGCAGTAATCCATCAATTGACTACGAAAGAGGCTGATTAAAATGACCAAGAACATCAAAGATAACAAGATTAGTTTTCCCGCCACAATCGTGAGTAGCACGAACAAGATGTATAAAGATTCACCAGTGACGGAACTCAAAATCCGGGTGGACGCTGCGTCGCTCAACGGGAAGCGGGATGCACTGGAAGCAGCGTCTCATGCGCCGGCATTGATCGAGCTGACGCCATCTGAGCAAGAGATGGATTTGGATGGTGAGCCAGTTGATAGTCAGACAAAACTTGATGTGGAGGGTAAATAACGACTCAAACCGATATGCGCCGCTCACTTAATATTTTGCGGGAGGAACAGTACGGCAGATGGTTTGAGCGTTGGTATAACAATGCTGACGTCCCTCGTCTTTGCCGAGAGGCAGCATCCAAGGGCAAAAAGAAGTTTGTACTATACGATCGCAATGAATTTTTGAAGAAGTATCATAACGATTCAGACAATCGTGCGCAATATCTGGTGAGTCGTATGGAAGACGAGCTGATGGTACTGATGCTGTCTGAACGGTTGCACTCGCTGTCTGTGTACCGCAAGACGTGGGTGAAAGAAAGCCCATATTCTGCTTTTCTCGGTGGTCGGACAATCACATATAACCAGATCATCATCGATTGGAGCGAAGAATAGTGGGCAAAACCAAATCCCGCGTCAAAAAGAAGAAGCGGCGAATGCTTGCTGCTCGTCAGCGCAATGAAGAATGGTGTCGGCAGCAGCCGCACCGAGAACCGTTGAAGACAACGCACCCGAAGTGGGGATTTATCATCCCGGACAAATAAAAAAGACCGCGCATGGCGGCCATCCCTGAATATCTCTCACAGACCAGTATACCAGAAGGGGTGGCTGTAATGATGGCGATGATGCCAGAACTTGATGTGAAATCAACCGTGGCCAACGTTAGGGGGTTTCTCAAAAACCATCAGAAGCGAGTGCTGCGTGCTGGAAGAAGCCTGTCCCTGTTGCAGTCTCCCAATATGGACGGCATGCCCAGGGCGCAGTCAGCAATCAATCACGCTGACGATCGACTTGTCGAACGGGCGTCTGCATTGCAGGAAGTCGAGGAGACTGTCAGAGCTATTCACGCACTGGACGCCAAGAGCGAGTTTATCTTGACCAAGCTGTATTTGACGGTGCCGGAATGGAACAATATCGAGATCATGCAGCACCTTGGATACGAGGAAAGCCGATATCGTGACCTAAAACGGTGGGCCTTCTTGATGTTTGCAGAGGCATACCAACTCTCAGACCTCAGAAAGTTCGATTGAAAAATCGTCGGTTTGTCGTCGGAAACAACACTTTATCCAGGTTATTATGATAGTGTACCAAAGCTAGATAAGCCCACGCACATTCAGAAAGGATGTGTTCGACCGCCTGAACTCGGTCGTGGGCAGCCATCGTGGCGGAATAGGTAAACGCTTCGTTAGATGAACCGGCAAGTGTCGGATGCTGTTTGGCCGACTACCAATCACGCAATCATCATGTCAGGTGCAAATCCTGACCGATGGCTTTGCCAGTAATGGCAGTATGCAAAACCTCCTTTACCATGATTTATCTTGAGGGCGGAGCAGATGCACTGATACTTTCCGATCAGACAGGCTCGAAGCCTGGCCGCCCAATTGCCCCTCGTTCACTGCCACATCATAACGTGGAAAACAATATGGAATCGAGCTGTTTAACATCCAGCTCGCATCACATGTCAGCCAGGGGCCAACATGCCATGACCCGTTCACCCACTACCAGACGTGCCACAGCGTCGGGTGTGCGGCGAGCGTGTTGTACATAACCAATCAGATGCTTCGGCGTCTTTTTATTTGTTTCAAATCCAAATTGGGAGGTGTGGTGATATGCGGTGAAATTGACAACAAAACAGCAGAAATTTGTGACTGCATACGTCGAGTTGGGCAATGCCACTTCAGCAGCACTGAAAGCAGGCTACAGTAAGCGCACAGCGCGATCCATTGGCCAGGAGAACCTGACAAAACCTGACATTAAAGCAGCCATTGACGAACGCATGAAGAAACTCGAAGACGCTAAGATCATGAAGGCCGACGAAGCCATGAAGCTGCTCACTCGAATTGCTCGCGGTGAGGAGAAAGAGACCGTTGTGGTGTCCGGGCCGGACTACTTCGATACTGTGAAGAAGGAAGCCGATATCAGGACCCGGATCGGTGCGATAAAGGAAATCCTGAAACGTTATCCGACGGCGGAAGCTGATCCGTTGTTCGAAGCACAGGTTCGAAAGGCCAAGATTGAAGCTGATCTGCTGGAACGTCAAGCTAAGCTGATTCTACATCCGGAAGAAGTCGGTGATCAGGACGACGATGGCTTTATCGACGCAATTGATCACAATCTAGCCAACGTGTGGGAAGGAGAGGACAAGCAAGATGCAGCTGATGATCAATCGTCGGCCGAAGCAAACGGTGACGTTTAAGTTCCAGCCGTTTTCTCGTCGGCAAATGCAAGTCCTCTCCTGGTGGCGATATCCAGCGACTAAGGATAAATACATGGTGATCGCCGATGGCTCAATTCGTGCCGGTAAGACGGTCGTGATGTCCATGTCGTTTGTCCTCTGGTCAATGCACACGTTTGACCGCAAACAGTTCGGCATGGCGGGCAAGACAATCGGCTCGTTACGCCGAAATGTGGTCGGGCCACTGAAACAGATGCTGGCCAGTCGTGGTTTTCATCTGCGAGACAATCGGGCCGAGAACATGATCACAATTAGTCGCGGCGGCAAGGAGAACTATTACTATCTGTTCGGTGGCAAGGATGAATCCAGTCAAGACCTGGTTCAGGGTCTAACGACGGCGGGATTCTTTTTCGATGAAGTGGCGCTCATGCCGGAATCGTTCGTCAATCAGGCCACGGCCCGGAACTCGGAAACAGGCGCTAAGCTGTGGTTTAACTGCAACCCTGCCGGTCCGTTCCATTGGTTCAAAGTCCAGTGGATTGACCGCATTCAACAACGCAATGCGCTGCGGCTGCACTTTCTGATGACGGACAATCCTTCAATGGACTTGGAGACGCGGCAGCGTTATGAGAGCCAGTATTCCGGCGTGTTCTACAAGCGGTATATCCAGGGTCTTTGGGTCATGGCAGAAGGGATCATCTACTCCAATTTCAATGCGGACAAGATGGTCGTTGACCTGCCGGCGGACACTGTTTATGAGCAAGATGCTGTCTCAATCGACTATGGGACAATGAACGCCACCGCCTTCAAGCGATGGAGCTTGTATCAGTCCGTCTGGTATTCAACTGACGAGTATTACTATTCGGGACGTGACAGTGAGACCAACACGCAGCTGTCTGATGAGCAGTACGCCGATGAGCTAGAGCAATTCTATGCACGCAACGGACTGGAGAAATCAGCAGTGCCGGTCATCCTTGATCCATCCGCTAAGTCGTTCAAAGTGGCGTTAAAGCAGAGGGGATTTCGTGTGAGGAACGCAAAGAATAATGTGCTCGATGGCATCCGAAGCGAGATGTCACTCATGGACGAGGGCAAGATTAAATGGTCCAGCAAGTGCGTCAATACATTCAGAGAAATGAATTCATATATTTGGGACGAGAAGGCGGCCGACCGTGGCGAAGACAAGCCGGTGAAGCAGCATGACCATGCGTGCGACGCCGATCGCTACATGGTCGAGACCGTCATCGTTCCATATTTCAAACGCAGTTATTTCTGGCATGGGAGGTGAGCCAATGGCAAATGCAAAACCAATGGACTTGGACACAGCACGTAAGGTGTTTGAGCAGTCCGATATTGACCTGGTGAAACGTGGACATCGATACAAGGAATCCAAACGGTACTACCACAATCGCAATGACATCGTGCTGAAAAGCAAGAAACAGAAGAGTGAAGCCGATGAGCAAACCGACAAGCCGGACAATCCGCTGCGAATGCATGACAGTCGGGTGAGCTCAAATTTTCTGCAGCTGCTCATTGATCAGAAGGCAGCATTTGGCGTGAGCCGGCCGCCCATGATTGACACGGGCAATGATGCTCTCAACAAGAAAGTCCTCGAAATGCTCGGCGACGACTGGAACAAGACACTATTCCGCATTGCGGTGGATGCTTCGCTTGCCGGTGTCGGCTGGATTCACTGCTGGCACGGTCCAGAAGGCCAATTCAAGTATGCAATCGTGCCGCCCAATGAGGTGACGCCAATATACAAGTCCACTCTGGATGATGAGCTGCAGGCAGTGCGCCGGACCTATGAGCAGTTGGATCCATCAGATGGCAAGGTGTATATCTTCGACGAGTACTGGACGCAAGAGCAAGCAACATTTTTTAAACGCGAACAGGGCGAGAGCTACACACAGATGATTTATGATCAACGCATTGGCGTGACTGATTCGGTCAATGCTGAGGCGATGGACAATACTGCCACCATCAACCACGGATTCAACGGCATTCCGTTCATTCCGTTCAACAACAAATCAGACAAATCCGGTGATTTGCGTGCGGTGAAGGGCCTGATTGACGCCTACGACCTGGTGTATAACGGCTTCGTTAATGATGTCCAGGACGTGCAGCAGGTCATCCTGATCTTGACCAACTATTCAGGGACTGACAAGGATGAGTTCTTGCAAAACCTCCGCCAGTACAAGATGGCCGAATTTGAGTCAGAGGGCAGCGACAACAGCGGCCTGAGCAAGCTGACCATTGATATTCCGGTGGATGCCCGCAAAGAGCTGCTGCAGGAGACGTTTGACAACATCTTTATCCAAGGACAAGGCGTCAATCCCAAAGATTTGAAGGCTGGCACCAACATGACCGGCGTGGCGATGAAGATGCTGTATGGTCCACTGGAGCTCAAAGTTGGCCAGATGGAATCAGAGTTTCGGCCATCGATCAATAAGCTAGTGCGCTTTATCCTGGACGAGTTGCACAAGCCGTCTGATCTCTCCATCAAGCAGACCTGGATCCGCAGCGGTATTCAGAACGACGTGGAACAGGCCGACATTATCTCCAAACTGTCGCAAGTCACGTCCGATGAAGCCATCGCTAAGAACAATCCGCTAGTCTCTGACTGGCAAGACGAACTGAGCGACCGCAAGCGTGAGAAGGAGGAGCGGGCCCAGACACCCGACCCATTCGCCAGTCCTGATCCGTTAGGCAAGAACAGCAAGGATAACGAAGACGGTGAGGGCGATGGCGAAGAAAAGGCTTAGTTACTGGGAGCGCCGTTTCTTGCAGACACAGGTCAACATGCAGCGGCACTCGTCGAGTTACGAAGCGGGCATGATTGAGCGGTTGAACACGGCATACGAGAGCGCCAATGATGATCTGCAAAAATGGTATGCCAGATACGCTAAGACGGACGGCACAATGGACATCACAGATGCTCAGGCACTGATGTCAGGCATGAACGCCAAGACGTGGCAAATGACACTGGACGAGTTCAGAGCCAAAGCCATTGAAGGCGGCCATGACCAAGAGCTTGACCTGGAATACATCAAAAGTCGCGTCAGTCGGTTGCAGGCGTTGCAGTTTCAGATGCAGCAGCACATGGCAGAGTTCAGTGACAAGGAATCACCGAAGTTTCAGTCAGCACTTGCCAGCCAATTTGATGACACGTACATGCGCACGAATTACAACATCCAGATGGCACGCCAGCAGATTGCGGCGAACTTTCAAACGTTCGATGATCAAGAGCTGGCGATTGTCGTTAATAAGCCGTGGGTAGGGAGCAACTTCTCCAAGCGGTTGTGGAAGAACACCGTCAATGATCTGCCAGAGTTGCTAGTCAACAATCTAAGCCAGAGCATCACGCTTGGATACAGCTATGCCCGGATTGAGCGAGAGATGCGCGGCCAGTTGCAGGACTTCAGTCAGCACGTCATCCATCGATTGGTGATCAGCGAAATGGCTCACATTTCCGAGGAGGCCACGGCTGAATCATACAAGGAAATGGACGTCAAAGAGTATAAGTATCTGGCAACACTGGAGGCACACACCTGCACTCAATGCCGGAAGCTTGATGGACAGCATTTTAAGACGGATGACCGCAAAGAGGGTGTCAATTATCCAGTAATGCATGCTCACTGTCGGTGTACGACAGTCCCTTATGAGCCAGCACTGGAGTCATTGCCGAGTCGGCGGTGGGCCAAGAGCCCAGACACTGGCAAGAGCGAGCTGATTGATAACACGTCATTTGAGGACTGGAAGAAGAACGGGTACAAGGCCAATCCGAAGAAGGAAACACCTACCAAGTAAACACCACTCGACCTGAGCAAGTCGTTAAAAGGCTCATTTGTTATGCCCTCGAACGCGGTCGTCCCGCGTTACAAATCCACGAAAGAGGTTGGAAAACATGAATAGAGAATATTTGGAATCACTTGGTTTAGAAAAAGACGTCATCGACAAGGTCATGGCTGCTCACGGCAAGGCTATTGGTGAGTACAAGGACCAGGCCGGTAAGTTGGAGCAGTTGTCTACCGAGAACGAATCCTTGAAGTCCCAAATCGCTGAACGCGACAAGGATCTGAAGGATTTGCGGAAGAATGCTGGCGACAATGAGGAGCTGTCCAAGAATTATTCGGCATTGGAGGAGAAATACAAGGCCGACACGCAGCAACTGGCCAAGCAATTGAGCGAGACCAAGCTGCACGCTGCGCTTGATGGTGCTTTGACGGCTGCCAAGGTCCGCAATCCCCGTGCACTGCAAGGATTTCTCGATATGGACAAGATTAAGCTAACTGATGACGGCAAGCTTGACGGTCTCGACGATCAATTGACTGCCATCCGCAAGGATAACGCCTATCTTTTCCAAGGTGACCCCAAACCTGAATATGAACCGGCCGGCAATGGGCAACCCGTTGGCGGCGACATCAAAAATATTATGGCTAACCCGAAGCTTAATCTGACTGAGGCACTGGCCAATAAAGGAGCCGATGAATAATGGCAAACGAATTAACCCGTGTGCTCGATACGATCACACCTGAAATCTACAACCAATACACCGAACAGTATTCCACTGAGAACTCTGCCTTGGTGCAGTCCGGCGTGGCTGTATCTGACGAACGTGTATCTCGAATGATCACGGCTGGCGGTACAACCGTCACCATGCCTTTCTGGAATGACCTGAATGGTGACGATGAGGTACTAGGCGATGGTGACAAGTCCTTGAGTACCGGCAAGATTGTCG